TCATTTTTATAGAAATCTTTTTTAGATTTATCTACAAATTTTAATTCTAATGGTGTTAATTTTTTGTCTAATTTAGATATGTAAATTGGTGTTGGGAATATCCCATTGATTGTCGCTTCCATTGTTCCTTCTATTTAAAATTACTCTACTAAATCCCAAGATAAAGTCAATTCGTTCCAAGAATACATATTATTATTTTCTGGCTTATTAACTGGTGCGTTCCAAAGACAAGTATCTTCGTTTAATATCCAAGAATTATATTGTTTAGGTGGAATAAAAGCATCTCTATCTTCGTCATAAGTGTATCCAATACCTGCATGATTTTTTCTTAAAGGTGTTCCACCAGATGAATGAACTCCAGCATGAGTGTTATAAGATGTTTGTTTCCAAATAGCCCAACCAGTTAATTTTGTTAAAAAATCTATACCAATATTTTCTTGTTCAATTCCATCAGCATCTTTTAATACTTCGTTATTAACTGAAAGAATTTCAATTACTTTATTATTTAATCCTATTTTTGCAAATGATGCCATTATGCTGTGTAACTCCCACTTCCGTTAAATTGTAAAATTGTATTACTACCAGATGTTGTAACTGTTGGCGAACCAGTTGTTGTAGATGAATAACTAGCAGTTGGCATACTTAATATAACAACTCCTTTTCCACCAGCACCAGAAGTAGTAAAACTTGGTCCAGCACCTCCTGCTCCTCCACCACCTCCTGTGTTAGCTGTGCCTGATACACCAGCAGATGACATCCCTCCACCATTTCCACCACCACCAGAACCTCCTGCTCCAGCTATTGCAGGATTTTCGTTAATTCCACCACCACCTCCACCTGCTCTAGTTACTGAAGAACCAGTTATTGAAGAAGCTGTACCTGCACCTCCATTACCAGCTTGGTTGGTAGTTGCATTTACACCTACTGCACCAGCACCTCCACCTCCACCTCCACATCTCTTAGTAGCTCCTCCATCTCCTAATCCTGTTCCTCCATTACTTCCTTGACTTGGTGATGTGCTTGGAGTGTTACCAGAACCACCAGTTGATCCATTAGTACCTCCACCTCCACCTCCTGAACCACCATTTCCTCCATTTGTTGCATAATAACTACCTCTACCACCACCTGCAGAAGTTATTGTTGTTAAACCTGAACCTGATATTGAAGAATTTGAACCTGCATTACCATCAACTTGGTCGCCAGTAACAGAAGCACCACCATCTCCTACTGTTACTGTAATAACAGTACTAGGAGTTACTGATTGTGTTGAAGTTCTATATCCTCCAGCACCTCCACCTCCACCAGCGACAGTTCCCCCAGAACCCCCTCCAGCTATTACTAAAAAATCTACTGAATAAGATTGTGGTGTTTCTAAAGTTACATCATCATCAACTGTTGGAATCCAACCTTGTGTCGCACCAGAATAAACTAATGTAACTGATTGACCAGATGTATTATAAATAGGATTTGGTGAACTATATCCTTGAAAGTTTAAAGAATTTTGATTTATTGTAACTGCATTTGTTCCCCATTTTCTAGCATAGTCAGCTAAGATAATTGTATCTCCATTAGTTGCAGAAGCAGGTAATGTTACAGTACAAGCATTTGAAGTTGTATCAATCCAATATCCTCTTCCAGCAACAGCAGTTAATGTAGAAGCAGTAACGATTGATTGCCAAGCTAAACCACCAACTGTTGAAAAAGATAAAACTCCTGAACCATTTGTTTGCAGAACTTGACCAACTGTTCCATCAGCAGAAGGTAATGTAAATGTTACATCACTTGCTAAAGAAGCTGGTGCTTTTAATGCTACATAGTTTGTTCCATTAGCTGTTGTTTCTCTAAAGCGAACTTCTTTTTGATTATCTATTATTAAATTAACAGAAGATGTTGAAGCAGTATCAGATAATGTTAAAACTGTCCCAGTTGCAGTTGTTGAAAGCCCAGTTATTGTTACAGAAGAATCTAACCAATCAACTGTGTTAGCTGTGTAATTAATTGTTGCTAAAGATATATCATCAGAACCATCAAAGAATTTTAAAGTAGGAGAAGTTGAATTTGTAGTATCTAACCAGATTTGTCCAGCAACAGCACCAGTTGGTCTTGATGTTCCTGAATTGTTTGTTTGAATTGCTGATAGTGCGTTGTTTAAATCTGAACGAAATGCAGGAAAACCCTGATTTGCTATGTTATAATCGTGCTGACTCATCTATGTAATTCTTTAAATTTTGGTTTAACATAGACCTTGTTTCCATAAGTCCATGCGTGTTGATTATTTTCTGATCTTGTAGACCATTCTAAATTTTCAACTCTATTATCATCTCTTATACTATTTTTATGGTTAATTTCTAGTTTATTATTTGGGTTTGGAATATATGCTTTTGCGACTAATCTATGAACTAATTGTTCTGATCTTTTTTGACTGTTATTAGAATCTCTTAATTTAACTCTTTGATAACCTTTTAAATTTGTTGGTTTTAAAAATCTTTGTCTTTTGTGAGAGTATATTTTACCATCTTTAGTAACAGAATATTGACCTTCATATCCAATAATATCTATCATATAAATCTATCTAATATCCTTTAGCTAAATAATCAAAAGTTTTAGTAACTCCTGAATTGCTACTATTTTTAAATGCAACATCAAAACCATTAACAGTTTTATTTGAAATTGTAAAGTAATCTCCTGTGTTCATGCCCTGTGCTGTTATTCCAACTGCATAACTTGATGAATAAAAAGGTAAAGTAAATGCAACAGTATAAGTTCCTGTTCCTGAAACAATATCATTTCCACTAAATATTCTATCTGGCATGTCTATACTTACTGACAAAGCACTAATAACTGGAGTAGAACTTAAATCAAATGATCTTAAAAATAGTCTAAATTTATAATATCTTGCTGTGTAATCGCCAACTACAAAGTTTCTAAAATCAGTATAAGTTATATTGTCATTTGATAATGCAATTTCTAAATGAGCATTACAATTAGCTGGAGTATCACCATCAAAGTTAGAACCTGCGTCATCAAAATCGCCAGTTCTTGAATCAAATAAATCATCTAAGTTATCTGATGTTTGTGTAATAGATGCTGTTACTCTTGATGTATGAACTGCACCTATATCTATTGGATTAGCAAATATATAACTACCTTCTGAGTATAAGTCATAAGCAGTAACACCAGAATCAAAGAATGAAGTTGCAGAATCAAAGTTTCCTATTGCACTATCAAAAAGTTCAGATGAATCTAATCTTAAAGTTCCATCAGAAACGATTGTATTGTTTTTTGTTCCTGAGAATGTTGGAGATTCAGTTTGTGATGCAACTGCATTATAATTTCCTATTGCAGATACATTAGTAGCAATAACTGTTTCGTTAGAAGAATAGTTACCATTTTTATCTACTGCTTTAATTAAATAAGAACCTACTCTTGCTGGAACTGTAATTGAAGTAGCTGGTCTTGCAACCTTTTCAACTAAAGAAACTGAGTTACCCCAAGAAGCACCACTTGTCTGCGTTGAATATCTAATTTGATAATGTGCTAAATCTAAATCACTAATTTGTTGCCAAGATAAATGTGCATCTCCACCAATAATATTACAAGAGAAATCTGTTACATCAGAAGGTGGTGCAATTCCACCAATGATAGTTCTTGTTGCAGATGTATAAGTTGATGACACTCCTAAAGTATTAAATGCTTTTACTCTTACATTATAAATTAATCCATCTACTACGTTTAATATTCTTTGATTTAATCCTTTTCCTTGACCAGCTATAATGTAATCAGTAGCTGTGCTTAGTTTATATTCAACTTGGTAGTAATCTACAAAGCTATCTGGTGATGCACCAATTAGTACATCTAAACAAGTTATAACAACTCCATCTGAGTAAAGTATAAGTTGATCGCTTAATGTAACTGAAGCTGGTGCAGATACTGAAAATGGATTTGGTAATACTGTATCATTTATTGTTGGTACTTGTGATTTTGATTCCCAAGTATAAAAGTTATCTTGATGTTCTTCTAATCCAAGATTAACTGTGCTGTCAGCATTAATAGATAATGACATAACTCTGAATGGTTTAGCACTAAATCCTGCTGTGTCATAAGTTGCTGTAACTATATCTCCAATAGCTAGGTTTAATCCTTCTGAAGTAATAGTTACTTCTGCCTTTAAACAATTTCTTGATCTCTTTAATATGTTCTCGCAAATTTCTTCAGCTTGATAAGGTGATGTAACATGAATCATGTCAAAACTTCTTTCAAGTAAAGTATCGTTATCAGCAGATAACATTGTTGCAAAACGATCTTCTACTGCTAATCCTGAGTCATCAAAAGGTGGATATGAAACTGTATCTGATTGATAATCTTTAGAAGGGTTTGTAAATGTACCTATAACTCTATTGTATTTTTCAGATTTGTTTTCACCTTGTAATTTAACTTCACTTACAACATTATCTTTAGTTAATAATAATTGTGATGAACCAGTACCTTCAATAATAACTTTGTATTTACCTTGAGTATAATTAAAGATTGCTCTCATAGGTACAAGTAATTCTCTTACGTTATCAATTACTTTTTTCTCACTATCTAATACTGCGTGTGTTTCAAATAGATTAATTGAAGCACCACTTGTGTAAGGAGTTACTTGAGTTTCGCAGGTATTTGCAGAAGTTTTAAATGAATCGTAATTAGTTTCAAATGCTGAGTTTGGTAAACCTTTTCCGTATCTAGCATTTCTTAAATAGTCTAAAAGAATTAAAGATGAGTTTTTAGAATAAGCCCAAGTAGAAGAAGTATCTTCTCTTTGTGAACCTGAACCACCTTTTGTAGAATCTGCTCTTGGGTCGTAAATCTTTTTGCCTTTTAATGTAACTCTAATTTCAGGTATTCCACTAAAAGCATCTTGATTCCATTTTAAACGTATAGCTAAATAAGCAAGACCAGATAATTTATGATTAGAAGTCCAATTAGCTTGTTCTTGTAATAATGAAGATGCAGATTGATTATCTAAACCATAGAATCCTTGAACAGATATTAAGCTTGTTCCATCTTTATAAAAGTTAGCATCTGAACTATTTACTGTTCTTAATGTTCCATCAGTTAATGCACCACTCCAAGTTACTAGTTTGTCATCAACATAAATCTCATCTATGCTTTCAATTCCTGCACCACCACCTTCGCAAAGAACACCAGCGATATAAAGATATTGATTATCAACACCAGAACTTTCAACATAAACTCTTGTAAGTCCAACTTGTCTTTGACCATAGACAACAGGTATTGGATTATTGTTTGCGTCTTTATTTACTAAGATACCTTTAACTTCATCATTAGATGATTGTCTTGGTGCTTTAGGTTTGGGTGCAATTAAATAACTTATTGCTGTTGTTATTATGGTTGTTATAATCGCTGTTACTACTGCTTCTGGCATTATGCGTGAAATCCTCTTTTATATTTTTCTGATGTTCTATAAATATGATTATCTTCTGACATTCTAATCCATTTAACACATTCATTAACTTCTAGTTTTGGTTTGAAGTATTCTTTAACCCAACTCATTATTTCTTTAGCATGACTTTTTGCAACAAATGACATAACCCAAATATTCTTTCCACTATTCCATTCATTGTCTTTTAATCTGCCACTAACTTTATATCTTTGTTGAACTATATCATTCATGTAAGCCCAACTTGTAAATCCAACATCTTCTTTTCCAACTCTATGGATTTGGTATTGATCTAAGTTAAGTGGTGGTAAAATCATTCCTGCTATTTGTGCGTAATTATATTTATCGTATCTTGGCATCTGTCTAAATATATGTATTGCTCTATCTAAATCACTCATTAAGCTACACCCCATTTAATCTTCTGTGATGTTTGACTTGCAAACTCCATGCCTTTGTCGGTTGGGAATAATAATTTTTGAGAGTTTTCAGAAGTTCTTCTTCCTTGTACTTTTTCAAAATCTGCCCAATGAGAAGCAATAATAATATTGATTGATGATGTTGTTGCGTTTTCTTCTAATGAAAAGTTAGCTATTCTACCTTCAAACAATAAAAATGGGTCAGCTATTAAAGTTCCACTATCATCTAAGAAACCTCTATAAAGATTTGCAGGTTTATTCATGTAGTCGTTGTTTAATAAAAGACTTATGATTGTTGTATCTGCACCTGAGAATTTTAATGTAAGATTATTTACAGATACGTCAGCAGTCTCTTGAACTTCAGAACTCCCTAAAAATAATGATGAAGATATATATGTGTTTCCATTGAAAGTTAAATTAGCAAAATGATCTGTATAATATGTTCCTGTACTAATGCCTAAATAAACAAGTTCTACTGGATTTAATTTGTTTGTAGCTAATTCTGCTATTACTCCAGCACTTAATGATCTAGTCATTATAATACCTCTATAAGATCAACTTCGTATTGGAAATAATTTTCTGTGCTTATATTAAACTCTTGAATATCTCCAGTTAATCCAACTGTAAAATCTACATTAGAATAAATTAATACTGCATTGTCAGATACAGCAGTTCTTAATGGTGGTTCAAATGTTAATGTTCCTGCACCAGAACCATTAGATGATACATCTGCCATAACCATATAAACTTTGTTTTGACCAGTAAATCTAAAATAGTCTCCAGCTTTAAATACTCCTGTTGTGCTATTAGCCATACCATCTATTGAACAAGTTGTAGCACCTGCACTAATAGCACCATTAACTGATATAACTCCTGAAGCAACTCCTAATGGAGAAGATATAGTTGGTGGAGAATAAGTAAAAGATTCAAACTGTGATCTTTGTTTTAATACGAAAGCATTAATAGGTGCAAACTCAGTTCTAGTCATAATAGGAAATCTAATTCTTAATCTAAATTTCTGTGCATCTATTTGTCTTGCTTGTCGTCTGCCAGAAGCAGTAGTTGTAACAATAGTATTTTGATTAGATGAAATAGCTACTGAACTTGGTGCTGGACTTGATGGGAATGTGCCACTCATATTACGTTAGACTTTCCTTTTTGATTAGCACCTTGATTAACTAAGTTAATTATAGTTGCTCTATTATCAATTAATAATTCTTTTATACCTCTAACATCATTTGCTTGAATATTAAATGTAATATTCATTCCACCTGCTTTTCCTAAATCTTGATTTGGAATAAGATTACCATTTGTTTTTGGAACAAATAATTCTCTACCACGTTCTCCAACCATATAAGGTTGTCCAGCACTCATAGCACCACCTTCTGCACCATAAGGAACATCTACTGGGCTACCACCAAAAAAACTTGAACCTATTTTTAATAAAGAACCAAAAAAACCACCACCACCAGAAGATGATGATACAGATGCTTGTGCTATTTTTTCTGCTGTTATTTGTTTTTCAAGAGCAAGTTGTTTAAATAATTCTGTTGTTTGTAATTGCTTCCAAAAATAATTTAATGTTTCTCTAGCTATTAATTCAATAGCTTGTTTTAAAATTGATACTAATAAACTTTGTGCTAAGTTTCTAAAAACATCTTGTAATTGTTTACCAAGAACTATTGATTCAGCTAACTTCTGTGAAAAGTCTCCTATACCTGCATTGAGAGATTCTGTTATTGTTTTTGTTAAACCTGCTGTTGTTGAAAATGAATCATTTATTCTGTCAATTTTATTTTGATTATCTTCAATTACTCTTTTTAAAACTAATTCAAGATCAAGTATTGGTGTTACTGCTTTTTCTGTTTTTGGCAATCCTGTTGATACACCTGTTATTTCAGTTGGAGAAGTTGTCATTCCCTCAACATTTAATGGTATTCTTTTGCCAGTTATTTTATTGTAAAGTTTAGTATATTCATTTGAAAATTGGTTAAATTCTTTTCGTAAATCTTTAAGTATATTGTTAAAGAATAATAAAGCACCACTAGCTGTTGTAAGTGCAAATTCTGACAAACCACCAAAGAATCTTAATAATGGTTCTCCTTCTTTGTTTAATGTGGTTAAAGCATCTGCTAAATCATTAACTCCTTGTGTAAGACCATTCTTTCCTAAGTTTAATAATGCCAAATCTGCTTCTTTACCAATTCTTGATAATGCAACTGATAAGTTGTTTGCTCTTGCTTCTGTAGCACCTGAGAATGATTTTTCTAAACCATTTAATAAAGCTTCTAATATTTTATTAGCACCTCTTGTTGTTTCTGCAAATTTCTCAATACCATCTTTAGATAATCCTAATTCATTTTCTAATATTTTAAACGCAGGTATTCCTTTTGATACTAATTGTGTTAATGCTTGTATTCCTAATCCACCTTGAACACCTTTTGCAAATAATCTTGTTAAATCATTTAAAGTATCAATTTGATCTGTTGAAGCAGAAGCAGTATCAGTAAATATTTTTAAAATTCTCTCAGTTGGTGCAATTCCAGCAGTAGATAATGTTATATATGCGTTTGCTAAATCTTGAACACTAAATGTAGATTTTCTAGTTGAATCAATTAAATAATTTAGTACTTGTGTTCCATTTTCAACAGAACCAGTTACTCTTGATAAAGTAGTTTGTAAGTCTTGAAATTTTTTAGTCTGGTTTATTACACCATTTATAGTTGCACCTGTGGCAAATGCTAATATTGCATTTTTGAGTGTAAAAAAACTTCCTGTAACATTATCTGTGGTAGTTCCTATGCCTTTGATATTATTTTTTACATCTGTAAGTGCTTTTGAAGCATTGTCTATCGCATTAAGTTTTATGTTTAGTTGCTGATCTGCCATAGTGTAGTTTCTCTTTTTCTGCCTTCACTTTAAAGTAAGCTATCCAATAATAAAATTCATCTTGCGTTAGCAATAGAACTTCTTCCATACTTTTGTTTAATTCCTGACCAAGAGCAAGTATAGAATATAACTCCGTATCAGTTCTTACTTTTTTTCAGCTTCCTCGTAAGAAACACCATTCAACATTTCTGTTGCTACTCTAGCTATAACATTTGCATCAGCATTATTCAATAATGTTAGCTTGTCATCTAGCTTAAATAATTTG